AGGTTCTGAAATTCAGATTTTTTGATTACTGCTCCACTAAGTTTAAAATCGGTATATTGTTTTAACGCATTTGCATTTAAGTAACCCATCTCACCATTCTCACCCACAAACTGTTGTGCCCATACGGTTTCATTTGTTAATTTAATACCTTGGTTATGTTCATTAACCTCAATCATCATAGTTAAGAAAATATCGATTTCCGGATAACTATTGAGATATTTATTAACGTTTTTGAAATATGTTGTTGCATATTCGTCATCAAGTTCAAGCACCGAGAAATAATCTGTAGTTACTGATTTCACAGCAAGATTAACCTGTGATTGATAGTCCGTATTACCTTCGTTTCTAATATACTCGTATTGAAGATTTTCTTTTCCTTGTAAATATGCTAATACTCCATCGGCACTTTCTGCAGCTGAAACTACAATTAGATGTGGTAATTCCGCTACATTTTCTTGTTTACCTATTGATTCAATTGCTTTGTCTAAGTATCCCTGAATCACCTCATTAAATTCGTGAACGGGAATTATTACTGTTACATTCATATTATATATTTTTATTTTAAGATTATTTTACAATGTTTAATGTTGGCACTACAATTTGTTGTGCGGGTTGAGGTGTTAATGCTCCTTCGAAAAGTTTAATTCTTTCATTAAGAATGCCCTGATAAATCTCAACTAGACGTTTTTCAGAATCTTCCTGATTATATTTACTTGCAATCTTTTCCATTGTCGCATATAATTCAGGTGAAATACTATCATCAAGAAATTTAACAAGAACTTCACCAACAATAACCGGTAAATCGTAAAAATTGTCAGTCCATACTCCAGCACCTTCAACAATTTTAACTACGGCTGTATCACCAGTTTCACTTCTATCTAAAATATATTCAGGTGTAATATCTGGTTTTAAGCAAATTGGAATTACACCGGATTTCATACACTCCAATGGAAATGTACCAAATGAAGCAATCCTGTCAACCCAAACTGCAGCAAAATTACCCTGCAATCTCTTAGCGAAGTCAACCCTACGCATTGCTTGCGGTGGTTTGCTCTTAGTGAGCATTGGGTCAAATGTTACCCAATTATATTGTGGATATCTACTGAAGAAAAGTTTTACTAATTTTGAGATTTCGTTAGCATTTCTTCCCACTACAGAAATAATTGGTTTTTGTGGTGCTTTTGATGGGGTAAAATAATCCGGAATACCAACATTATATGATTGAATATTGAATTTGTTTTTACCGTAAAAACTTTCAACCCATTCTTTTAGGGTTTCTGATGTTGTAATAATATCGTTTATGTTAAACGATTTCCAATCAGTTCCCGGAATCAAACTGTTTAGTTTATAATCCACTGATTGTAATAAACCAATTCTAACGCATGGTAAGTTTTTGGTTTGTTCCATTATATTAGAATATAATTCAGGAATAACCATAACATCTTCAGGACCAACAGTTAATTTTGGGTCAGCCATAGAAATATGACTGAACTCAGTTAATTCTCTTTCAATCCAAGTTGGAATAAGGTAGTCGCCCTTCTCAACCAGAATTAGTACTTCATATCCCATGTTTTTAACAACAGTAGCATGAAAATAAATTTCATAAACACTTGCTGTTGGACTTGGTGATTCAGGTACTACAAATAAAAACTTAGATTTTTTATTTACTATCTTATCAAGAGAAACTTTAATTTTCTCGATTTTTTCTAATTCGGCTTGTTGTGCTTCGTTATTTAATAATTCTTCGCTCATAATACTTAATTTTATATTTTATAGTAATTTAATTTTTGGATTATTATATTCCACTTTTACGGATGTGTCTTCCACTTCTGGCGGTGCAACATAATTTATTAATTTTTCAAATTCAGGATTTCCATCTAAATCATGTATTTGTAATAATGATTTAATTAAACCATCCTGTGATTGTCCGTTATATGGTCGATTTAATTTGATAACATTTTTACCTTCAGGAACATTATCAAGTAATTCGGGGTCAGTAGTTACTAGAATATCTAAACCTTCCCACATTTCATCATTTGTTTCAACAAAACGATAATTTGAAAATCTACATCTTGTTTTGCTTAAAAAGAATAATGTTGATGGAATACTAAGTTGATTTTCTTTTGAAAAAAGAACAAATTCAACAGTATCTTTATATTTTTGATAAAATTCATTTACATGTAAATCCATGCCTTTGTACATCATTGGTGTACTTCCATGAATTTCAAATACAAAATCTTCATATAAAAAACGATTAAATACCTCTTTTGCAGTCAAATGAATTTCTTTTGCTCCCTTAAATAAAAATGCATCTGCTGGTGCGTCACCAAGTTTTTCGTCAACCTGATATTCAATCGGATTAATATTCTCCGGCATATCTCCGGGTTCTTTTAATTCTTTTTCAATCTCAATTTTATCTTTCCATGCATAATCCCTAAAAAAATCATACACGTATGTTGAAGTCATATCTTCTGTACCAAATTCTTGGTCATAAAATCTATCGAATTGCAACCATCTTGCTCTCAGTATTTCATTAATTTCAATACCTATTTTCAATTTACTCATTATTATTTTGTTTTAATTGTTCCAATTGATATTGGAGTTGTTCTTGTAATTTTTTCATCATTTCGGTGTGCTCAATTATTAGGTCACCATCCGTGATATATTTTGGATTAATACACTCAATTCTAGTATCTTGTGATTGTGTTGGAATTATAATTATTTCACCATCAATTGTTGATGGAGATATTCGTTGTGAAATTTTTCGAACAAAACTTTCGATATCTTCACTACGAATTCCGGCAACGCCAACATATATTACAATTATTTTATTCTCCATAATTATTTTGGTACTTCAAGAGATTTCTTTTTCTTAGGTAATTTCTGATATTCCGTATATTTTTCTTCAATCACTGCAATAAGAGGATTTCTAACATTAACATCATCGTTACTCATTTCAATTACACCAATATTATTAATACCATCATATAAGTTTAAAAGTATTTCTAACGAACTATTATGTTTGTCTTTCATATCAATCTGCTTAATATCGCCAAGAAGTATTAATTTACTGTTACTTCCAATACGAGTTAATAGCGTAATTGAATTTTCAATAGTAACGTTTTGCATTTCATCTGCAATGATTATACAATCATCAAGACTAGCACCTCTCATATATGCTAGGGGAAATGGTCTGATAATATCTTTATCAACAAGCGTTTTCATCGATGTTTCTAATATTAACTTTTCCATGTTTATGTAGAAGCTCCACATAAATGGGTCAATTTTTTCCTTTAAATCACCTTTAAGAAAACCGAGTTCTTCACCTTTAAGTGTTGTAACTGATTTAACTAAGTAGATTTTTTTGAAACGATTGTTTGTTTTTCTCAATAAACTCAATGCATATGCTAATGCAACAAAAGTTTTACCAGTGCCTGCACGACCAGCACAAATTGTTATTTCATTATTTTTAATGGAGTTGATTAATTTTTTTTGACTCTCATTCTTTGCAATTATTTTTATATCACCCGGCAATAATTTACTTATTTCTGCTTTTATCTTAGAAATTTGTAAACTACTATTAATTGATATTAATTCTTCAAATTCTTTTTCTTCAACAAATTTATCTCTACCCATACTTTAAGTGATGTATTTAAATTTTTTATTTATAGTAACATATGCTTATACGACCATTTAAAAATAATCTTGAATAATCTGAAATTTTTTTTATAGTATTTATCAAAACAATAATAAAATATAAAAATTTATAATATGGATAATGAAAATGTTAAAAGGGAAAGTATTTCCGAGGTATTAAAAAAATATAAGGATTCTACTAGTGGTAATTTACCAAATGAAATTAGAGTGTCAAATCCGTTAGTTGGAACATCAATTCCAAAGTCTTCTACTTTTAATCCGCAGGATTTTGAAAAAAGTATGACTAAAGAAACTGACCCAGATTTAATGACTTCATATGAAATTGTTAAATTACCTTCAAAGGGTTTATTCTATGCTAGTCCGATTTCTGAGGTGAATGTAGAATACATGACTTCAAAAGATGAAGATTTACTAACGACTCCATCATTAATTGAAAATGGTACTGCTTTAGATGTATTATTAAAAAGAAAAATTAAAACTCCGGGAATTACTCCGGAAGATTTACTTGGTGGCGATAGAAATGCAATTATCTTATTTCTACGTACTAGTAGTTATGGTTCAGATTACACAGTGCAAGTTACTGACCCAAGGTCTGGTATACCTTTTAAAAGTACAGTTGATTTAACTAAATTACGTTATAAAGAAGTTACGGAAATACCTAATGAACATGGTCATTTCACAGTTGAGCTAAAAATGCGTAAAAAAATCGTAACATTTAGACTACTGACTTCCGGAGAAGAAAATCGATTATTTAAAAAATCTGAAGCTATCCAAGAAGCATATAATGAGGAATTTAATCAATATAGCACTATGAAATTAAAGACTCATATTGTTGCAATCAATGAAAAAACTGATAGAGCATATATTGATAAATTTGTTGATGCTATGCCTGCTCTCGATGCATTTACTATTCGTAAAAAAATCCTAGATGTTAGTCCGGATGTTGATATGGCGTATGAATTTATGGCGAAAGACGGTTATAAGTTTATTACTAATTTATCTGTGGGCATGGATTTTTTTTTCCCCTCGACTTAGCGGGGGAGTATAAGAAAATGGTTAATGAAGAGATTTATATATTAACCAAGCATGCTAAGTTTCAGGCAGAATACGTAGAAAAACTACCAATTTACCGCAGACGACATTTTTTACATTTACTTGAAAAGGAAAACGAAGAAATTCAGAGATTACAAGACCAAGCAAATAGTAAAAACAATTTTAGACCGAGATAACATAATTTCTCGGTCTTTGTATTTATATATAATCAATAATTTATTATGGCACTAACTAAAGTACAAAAACAAATTGAAGATTTAAGAGTACTTCATGATTATAATCAATCTAATCACGAAGCAGAACTTAATTGGTATAAAAGTATTAATGACCATGATAAAGAAAGAATAACCAATTCAAAAATTCTTGGTGAAAGACAAGCACTTATTAGTGAAATGTTATCAAAACAAAATCAATTAAGTGCTGACCAAGAAATAGAATTACAAAAACTTATTGATTTACAAAAAAAAGGATTACAATTAGAAAGAGAAACTAATACTCAATTAGAACAACAGAAAAAAAAGAGAGAAGCTATTCTCGGAACTTTAAAGGAAATTACAAATGAAATTAAAAATGGTTGGAAATACTTAATGGAACAAGATAAAGTAATTAAGTCAACTATTTTAAATCTTGGTATGTCTGGTATAAAAGCAATTGAAATGCGTGATGCATTTGAAAAATCGGCATATTCCATGTATGAATTGGGTGGTAGTCTTGAAGATACACAGAAAATTATGGAAGGTTATGCCGATGAAACCGGAAGGGCACGCCTATTATCTTCACAAATGGTTATAGATATCGAATCAATTGCTAAAGGTACTAGTTTAGGTGTCGAAGCAGCTACAAAATTAGGTGCACAATTCGAAATCATGGGATTTGATGCAAGAAAAACTGTAGAATATGTTCAGGGAATTGTTGATACTTCAGAAAGAATGGGTGTTAATACCACTAAAGTATTAAAAAATATTAACGATAATTTCAAAAGATTAAATACAATGACCTTTCAAAAGGGGTCAAAAGGCATGGCTGAAATGGCTATGTATGCAGAAAAATCTAAAGTAAGTATGGAATCAGTAATGAAGGTTGCTGATATGGGAGATAGTTTAGAAAAGGTAATTGAATTAACTGCAAATCTTCAAGTTATGGGTGGAGAATTTGCAAAAGTTGACCCTATGCAAATGTTTTATGAAATGCGTAATGAGCCTGAGAAAGTAACTGAAAGAATTTCGGAAATGACTAAGGGTATTGCAACATTTAGAAAACAAGCAGATGGTACTTTCGAGAAATTTATAAGTCCTGCAGATAAACAAAGACTAGCAAGTGTTGCCGAATCTCTAGGTATTGCAAAAGAAGAAATGTTTGAAATTGCAAAACGTAGACTCGATATGGATAAAATGAATCGAGATATGGCTGGCATGGGAATGACTAAAGCACAAAAAGAATTAATTCAAGGTGCTGCTATTATGGATGCCAAAACCATGAAATATCAGGTTATGGTTGGTGGTCATTTACGTGAT